CCCGGGCCGCTTTCCTCCACCATCCATGATGATGTCTTCTTACGATTTTTCGTTGGAAGCATTGCAGGTATCCAGCGTTGCTGGTGTGTCGCGTGTTGTGCGACCGGTTTCTGTTCGCAACGTTGTTGCGCAGGAATCTGGTTTGCAAGGTGTCTCCAACGTTGTTGGAGAGTCGCGTGTTGAGCGACCTGCTTCTGTTCGCAACGTTGTTGCGCAGAAGTTTGGTCAGGAATCCAGCGTTGCTGGTGAGTTCCATGTTTTGGAACCGAGTTCTGTTCGCAACGTTGTTGCGCAGGACTTTGTTCCTCGTTGTGATGAGGGTCAATCCTTGGCTCCTGTTGCCAGCGTTGCTGGCCAGGAAGTCAAGGAGGTTTTTGATCCTCCGCCGCCGTATCAGGAGGTAGATCCAGGTCCGTTGAGGCCTGAGATGATGTTTGCTTCTCGTAGACATGTGCAGTCGGTTTTACCGAATGTGCAGTCTATTATCAAGCAAGCATTTGAGTCGTTTCAATTTCACGAGTTGTTTTCTGAGAGTTGGGCTGAAAATGTCACACTCTTCAGATTGGTTAGTGATCGTGTTGCGGCTGCTGTTGCTGATGTAGTTTTGGCGGAGGTCTTTATCAAGGAAGCGATTAGCGTTTATGACGTTGATCGTGTTTCTTTGCATTCGATCTTGGCGTCAAAACGGCTGCGTGATAATATAGCTCTTGTAGCGTTGGAAAACGTGAACGAGTATTTTATTGCGTGGTTGTTGTCTGTGTGGAAGGTTAGGCAGAAGATGGAGCGTTGTCCTTGTTCTTTGTGTGTGGCACTTGAACAAGCTGTACAAAATTGTTTTCAGTCGTGGCGTTTCACTGGTCGTTCTGACATTCTTCGTTTGGTTTGGAAGATTTGTCAGATTGGCCAGAAGAAGCTACATTGTAGTGGTAATTCCTTGGTTCTGTGGAGTTACTGCAATGACAGTGTTGTTTCGCAAAGCATGTATAGTGTGTTTTCATACGCTCAGCGTGTGAAAGGTCTTGCTGTTGAGGGTGCTACTCCAGCAACGGATGTTGTATATAGATCCAGTTTGGTTTCCATTGGTATGGAGATTAAACGTTGTGTTAGTGGAGTTGAGGATAGTTTTCTCACGAAGGAAGCGATGAGCTTGGATCAGGTTATTGTTCCGAGTGGACGCCCTTCGTTGATTGGTCAAACATGGCGTTTGACGGAGTTGCCTCAGGATGTGCGTGATATTTTGTTCAAGTTGGATGAACTATTTGGAGATGGTTCTGTGAACAAAAGTGTACAGCAAGGTGGGATCTTTTCTTCTATCAAGAAGTTGTCAGTGTTTGGCAATTCGGCGGCAGCGGAGGCTGCTGTTGATGAGAAGAATCAGAAAGGTTTTACTATGTTTGCAAATGGTCTCGGCAAGGTTGCTGAGTTTGTAGAATATGTTGTGGGGCTGTTGAGTTCTATTTATGATACTGTCGCTGATGGTGTCAAGAAGGTTGCACCTGTTGTGGTGGTTCTTCTAGCGTTGTTTCTGATGAGGCATGTCATTGGAAACGCAAAGTGGTTGTTTGCCGCGGCGTTGGGAGTGCCTGCTATGTTGTTGTCGGCTGTTGAGAAGGTTCCTGATTTTATCAAGGACTGTTTGAAGCAGTTGTCAGCGATGTGGGCTGCAGTGGTTGCATGGAGTACGGAGAGCAGTATGGGGTCCGAGTCCGAGGTCGACGAGCCAGAGAACAATTCGAGGTCACAATCGATGAGTCCTGGAGCGTTGACTGCCTTTGCGATGATGATCATGACAGTTGTCCCGTCGGACAAGCTCATGTTCTCACATGTGGGTCAAGCGATTCGTTTTGCGCCAATGTTGATGACGACCGTCAAGTTGGCAGACAGTGGCATATCGTATGCGATTGAGTATTTGCCTAGTGCTATGCAGCGGTTTCTTACCGCCATCGGTTATCATACACCGTTTTCAGTCTACGGAAACGATGCATCGGTGGTTCGAAACATGAGCGTTGCTTGTGAGCAAGAGGTGAAAGGTGATGAGTTTTTGCGAGTTTGGCCAGAAATATACGAGCGTTGGAGAACGCGGTATGCGTATATTTTGATCACAACTACATCAGGGCCCGCGCGGGCGTTCCTGATGCATTTGTGGACACGTGGAGAGGAAGTGAATGGTCAAGTTCACAACAATGTCAAGATGCGACAGCACAGGAAACCAATTATGGCGTGGTACAAGGGGGCACCTGGTATCGGAAAGACGCACACAATTGGAGATACAGCTTGCAGGCTGTATACACGTGGAGATGATGTTCCTCATGTGGGGGAAATCATGTGCGCTTTGAATAACACAGATCCGAATTGGTCTGCCTGGAAAGGGCATGAGAAGATCATTTATTTTGATGATCCGGATAGTGCAGATTCGAAGTGTGTGGATGCGTGGCGTGCTGAGATGTTGCGGTTGGTTGGTGATGTTTCTCACACACCGCAACATGCGTTTGATAAAGGGCGTATTGCTAACATTGAATGGGGGTTTGTTACCTCAAATCGTTGGCCAGAGTCAGGCGGCACTAAAACTGCCGCTGGTGCACTGGATCGGCGTTTCATCAAGTTTTTGGTGAAGGTCAAGGATGAGTTTGCGACCGAGGAGGGTCTTTTGGATGTTGAGAAGTTGAGTCATCAAGACCCTGTGTTTCGTGCTAACCGGTGTTATCTTGATTATTATTTCAAGGGACCACAGGGTAAGATGCGTGAGATGACTTATTTGGAACACTTGGAAGTGTTGAAGTCAGCTTACATCTTGGAGAGCATGGCGTGTGTTGGAAAGCGCTTGGATTTAGAGGCTGCTGTTCATCAACAGGTGGCTGATGAAGAGGAGAAGTTGTTCAAGCGGGATATGGTTGCTAACCATGTTCAGCAGATGGACGCTGGTGCGAAGCCAGATCCTTGGAAAGGAGGTCCAAAGTCCTTTTCTTTTGTTGCACAACAGAAGAAGGATCAAGCGGAGCAGGAAGCTGCGGAGGCAGCTGCGGATGCGGAAGCGGTTGAGGCTGCGGAGAAAGATGGAGCTTTGAAGAAAGCGCCGCGGGTCATGCGGTTGAAGAATTCAAAGCTTAAGGTCGGAGGTATGATGCCCTGGGAGTGTGAAGGAGAGAAGTTGATTCCGTGGGGAAGCACTTATAGTTCAAATCCGGGGAGTGTGCCGTTTTGGAAGCTTCTTAAGGTTGCGGGTAAATGGTATTATCCACCTAAGGAGGAGTTTGCTGACGCGCTGGAAGGTTTGATGGCAAGGGATGCGCAGCTTCCATATGAGCAGTTTGTTTTCACGCGTGTGAAGACAATGTTCATGGAAGTTTTCCCTGAGAATCTCCGTATTCGTGGTTGGGGTTCTCAGGTTGAGAATTTGCGGATGATGGCGTTTTATGCGATTATGACGTTTCGCACAATTGCCACCGTCATGAGTAATGAGAGGTTTGTCTTGGAGGATGAATCTGATCAACCGTTGGTCACATATTTTATATTCCAAAAAGCTGTTCATCATGTTTGGCATGCCATGTCGACGGGGGTAATCAAGTGCCCTTGGAAGCCTGGCATTGTTGACATGTTGAAAGGGGCTAGGTTGGTCCCAGTGAATTTGGAAGAGTTTGCAGAGGATGCGAAATCCTTCCCAGCAGTCCCGCCGGAGCGTAAGGATGGTGAGACTGGAGGGGAAGAAGATGAACCGAGGATGGTTCCGTCGCGTTGTGTTGAAGAGTTGTGTGAGTATGTTCCAACTTGGATGGATGCGTTGTGGAATACCCCATTGTCAGTGATGAAGGTTGCAGGTGTGCGATTGTATTCACTATTTATTTTTCCGTTTGCGTATGTTGCATCGGGATTCAGTCAGAAACGAGCGTTTTTGATTGGCAAGGCAATGGTTATTGTTACAGCAGCGGCAGCGGTGTTGTGGGGACTGTACAAGGCTGTCAGTTACATGTTTCGTGGAGACGAAGGTGATGAGATCATCGAAGACATGGAAGAACTGAAGCGTCATTGGATTGAGAATCCGAATGATGAGGAAGTGCAGAGTGATCCACGGGCTGTGGAGTACTTGCGTGAGGTTGGAGCGTTTGCCCAGGGGGATTTGGAAGAGTCTGGGGGTAATCGCGATCCACATGCAAAGGCGTTGCGGGAGCAATGGAAATATGATCGCACTTCTCGTCCGTCTAGCAAGGCTAAGGGCAAGAAGAAATCATATGGGCGTGGTACGAAGCAAGCTGGTGCGACAAGACAGATGCACAATTCAAGCACACAAAATTTGGGTCTTCCACGAGAGGAGGCCTCAGAGGTTGAGATCATCACTCAGGCTGCGTTACAAACACGCACCGTGGTGGACAATATTTCTGAAAATTTTGTGTATTGCTCGATTGGGGGTGCTGGCTTGTCTGGTACTTTTATTCGTGGCGATCAATTGCTCATTCCCTATCATTTCTTCAGGAATGTGCAAACTGGTGAACTGCATCCGAAAGGTACAGTGATCATCATTCGTCAAGGGTTGAAAGATACCTTTGTGGAGTTCGACCCGGCCTGTTTAAGTCAGGTTGACTCCCTCCCACAGAAGAATGGGAAAATGATCTACGACGATTGGGTGATTTATCGTTGTGGAAAAGGATATGCGTTCAAGGATATCACGAAACACTTTCTCCAAACGGTCACGCCTGACCTTGGAAGAACATACACCATGTATTTGTTTGCACGTTCGACACGTGACAAAGCAGTGGCGTACACAGAATTGCCAGAGATTGGCATGGAGCGGAATCGACTTCGCTATCGTAGCTATCTCAATGGTGAGTTTACATCCTATGTTCCAGAGCAGTTGATTTATCAGCCTATGGATTATGGTGATTGTGGTGGTCTCGTGATGGGAATCAAACCTGGTGGTGAGGTTGCAATTCTCGGAATGCATGTGGCGCAACGCTCTTATGATGGTGAAGAATCATTTGGTGTTGCGCGCCCGTTTCACTCGGGTATGGTCCTTGAGGCCAAGGGGAATAATAGTATCGCCCAAGCCGAAAATGATACTCAACCGGATCCAAGATTGAAACTTATTGGTCCTGTTCCACTCAAAATTCCACCAGCACCGTTTACGACGGACTTGGTGAGAGGACCGCTTCACGGCGATCCTTATTTTGCACATGTGGACAGGTCACCCGCTCATCTTGGGTACTCACCCACTTGCCCGTATTCACAGACGGAGCTCAAGTGGAAGGAATTGCATCGGTGCAATTATGATGAGTATTTGTATCCGGAGGATGATGTTGAGTCAATATTCATGGAAGGAATATTTCAACATTTTGACAAAGTCTGGAAGGATGGCAGTGAAAGATATGCCCGGATCGCTACAGTTGACGAGATGCTCAATGGCGGCGGAGTGTTTACACACATTCGCGCTATTTGCATTACAACAAGTGGTGGTTACCCTACAGTGACTTTGCCTGGCTCGGTTGGCAAGCGTTTGCTGATTGAGGGTGTTGCGGGGAAGTATGTCCTCACACCGTATGGGCAGGAGATGTATGAGCGCAAGCTTCGACATCTCAAGCTCCCAGAGAGAAAATACAAAGAGCAACCTGAAATTGCCATTTTGTATTGCAAGGATGAGCTGCGAAGCAAGTCCAAAATCGACAAATTTCAGACACGGCTGATCACGTGTTTCGACGCTGTTTACACATTCGTGTGCAGGCAGTATTTCATGGGCTTCGTTCAGGAAGTTCACAGCAAGTTCAACGCTGGTTTGTCCTCTGCAGTGGGGATGAATGTTTACAGCGCTGATTGGGATACCATGATCAAGTACTTACGACAGTACAACGATGTTGGTTTCTGTGGCGACTACGTCAAGTTCGAAAGTCTCTTGACGCCTCAGTTGGCAGAAGCCATGATTCGTATGATCAATAAATGGTACCAGAAGCATGATCTCACCTGGAAGGAGGAAGATGATGTGGTTCGATTTCGTTTGATGCGCACAATGTTGCGTTCCTGGTTGGTCGTGGATGGCCAATTGTGGGAACAATTGTGGAATCTGAAGTCAGGTGTGTTTGGAACAACTGCTATGTATGGAAATTTACTTGGTATGTTCTTTATGCGCTGGGCTTTTATGGTTCTTGCGCGCCGCAATGCTCCAAAGATTTGCGGCCCAACGAGGTTTGACGATTATGTCCGATTGAAAGTTTTCTCGGATGATAATATCGTTGTCCCTACACCAAGTGTTGCGGAGTGGTTTAACCATCACACTGTGACGGAAGTCTTGGCGACTGCAGGAGTTGGCTATACGCCAGCAGACAAAGATGCAATTTCGTGTGATCCACTCACACCTATCGCAGACCTGCAGTTCTTGGCGTGTAAATCGCGTCATGACAACGAATATTATCCACTCATTCCTGGGATTGAGTTTTATGCTCAACCAATGATGGATTCGCGGTTTTTCTCATCCGCAGTTTGGATTACGTGTAAGATCTCGGCTTCACGCGCGACACTTGACAACTTGAATCATATGTTGTTACGCGCTTGGGGTTGTGATCGGAAAGTATTCGAAGAAATGAGAGATCAGTTTGTGCATTGCATGAACATGATCGGCATCCGGGGATCTTTGTGGTCGTGGAGTGACTTGTACATGTCATTTGGCACGGCCGAAGATGAGGCTCTGGATGAGTCCTCTTGTGGGTTCTATACATGGGGTCATTTTGAATGCAAGCGAACGAAAGATTATCGCTTAGTAGGAATGATTCCAAAGGATCGAACACGCAAGATACCGTGGGTGAAGTTGCCCAAGAACACCAGCGTGCAACAGATGGATTCTGGAGCGAGCTTGGTTGATTTGGAGAGTGCAGGAGCAAAGAGCACTATCCAACCGGGAGCAAATGTAGCTAACCCTGTCGTGGAAGATGGCTTTGGAAGGTCGTTTTCTTATCATTCGTTGATGAAACGAATGGGTGTTTGGCAACAAACTCTAGATGATGGAGCCCAACAGGTTCCTCTCGCGGAGTTATTGATCCGAACACCCCCAAACACGAAGGGGTGCGTGTCGCATTTGCATTACTTTTCCCAATTTGCTCGTTATTATCGTGGAGGTATGACTGTGTATATTCGTTCGAAGAAGCAGCTCCATGCCACGTATGATATGACGGGTGAAGGAATCACTGCGGACCAGACGCAGTCGCCCGACGGTTTGCGACAGACCGGTGTTGGGCCAAACATCACATCGATTGGTGGAGACGTTCACAATGTGGTATTGTGTCCTTGGTTCTCCCAATATGTGATGACTGAAGTTCCGCGAGTGTTTGCAGAAACGATCACCAGCCGTTCAGCTGTTGGAAAGTTTTATTATTCGCTTGCGGAAGCGGATGCTGCAGGAGCAATCTTTGCGGCAGGGGCGGATGATTTCCGGCTTGGCTTCTTCATGGAGCTACCGAAGGTGGTGTTGCCAGTACCCCCTCCTGTTAAAAGGAAGAACCGATCCGTCGCTCAAAGCGATGTTGGAGGTGTAACTTTTGAAGCAGGAGGTGATCCACACGTTGTCGTTACCGGCGGTCCTCGACAGGGCATGCCTAACGTTAGCGATGCGGGTCTCATCGAGCGTCAAATGGATTTGGCAAACTTGATGATGAGGAAGCAATACTTGGCGGATTTCACCTGGCAGGTGAGTGATGATGTTGCTGATGTGGTGTTTGAGGCAGTTGTACCATGGGATTTGGTGTTAGCTGACTCGGTAGGAGAAATACCATTGTCAAACATGACGTTTTTCAGATATAGCGATGTCTTGATTACGGTGAAGATTCAGTCTCAGTCGTTTCAAGTTGGTTGCTTAATCATGTTTTTCGTCCCAGGGCGTGACACCACGTACATCGACGTACATATTGGGCAGTCACGCACGAATATCAGCATTCTCCCGCACATTCTTGTGCAAGCTGGTTCAAATGGCGAGTACACTTTTCGCGTGCCATGGGTCTCGATACAACCGATGTTCAACACAACGGAATCTGAGAACAATGGGACATTGCGGATGCAAGTGTTCAATTCAGTGTTGGTTGGTGCTGACTCGCCGACACAGTGTACTGGAACCATATGGGTAGAATTCACAAAACCCATTTTCCAGGTCATACGACCAAGGTTGCTCACATACACACACGATTTGCATGAGTGGACCGAGGAGGAGAAGGATAATTTTTCTCTCGCGCAAGGAATGTGGGTAACGGATCCACATTCATTGGCAAGTTTTTATACTTTGGCGCAAGATCACCTTGCTGAGATCGATGCTCGCAAGGCACTTGCTGCGCTCGAAGACGACGAGCCAAACAACAAGTCGTGTGCACAGGGACAGGTTATGTCTGCTGTCACGACTGCTGCAAACGTTGTTGCAGTTGCGCAGGAATCTATCACTTTTGCAAAGAAGATGAAGAAGCGCATTGGAGGTGATGAATTGGATCGGCCGTTCGTAGCAGCGAACCCGCCATTTCTCCTGAACGCCGGTGGACCTGCTCTTTCCGAATTGAGTGTGGTCGACATGGGTCGTTACATGGGAGATATTCCCTCTGATGAGAGCTTACCTTCTCAGCAGGAATTCTGTTCAAAGGTGGACGAATTCACGATTGGTAATTTCGTGGAGCGCGCCTCGTTTATTGAAACTGTCATCTATTCGTCATCGACGGCAGCCGGAACAATTCTACATAATGTAGCCATGTCGTGTGTGCCTGAATTTTTCTCAGCGACGCTGGGATCACCAATTCAACTCACGTCATGCGGAGCGGGTTCACTCCCCTTCACATATTGGCGTTGTTCCGGATTCAAATTGCGAGTGCAAGTTGTTTCATGTGGTGGTCAAGGAGGGCAATTGTCGGTGATACCAGCTTATGGGTACAGTTCTACAGTACCTTTCAACGAAGCCATGTCATCGTATTCCTTGAATATCGATGTTTCAACCTCAAAGAGTCATGAGGTTGTCATCCCGTGGCACTCAACCAAGGAATGGTTGCGTGTGCCACATACATCATACAGTGGACCCGAATTCACTGAGTTTGCGTTCGGAATGCTACAAATTGTAGCGTTATCTCCACTTATTGCCACTGGGGCAGTACCTAATTCGTGCTACCTCAATTTGTCCATATCATTGGACAATCCCGTTTTCCGTTTCGCCAATAATGGCATGACGAACATTCATGTGTTCGATCCGTACGTGACGCCAGAAGTAGGAAATACGCCTTGGACAAAGGCCAACTACAAGCGTGCACGAGGATCAACTCGCATGGGAGTTCCGCCTCGCGAGCGGAAAATGAAGGGTAAAACCGTTGCGCTATTTAAGCAGAAACTATCCCTTCAGGGTTAGTTTATGGTATTTGGCTTGTTTTATCCTTCAATGGGTACGATGCATTATTTTGAATGCATGGGGAAAGTGTGCTTGCAGTCAATGCTTGGTACATGAGTACAAACAGGTTACGTATCGCTTCGCAACGGGTTTTCCACTTACTAGTATAGTTATGTTTTTGAATATTAGTATAGTATATATAGATACAAAACGCC